AACGTTGACAACCGCTTCCAGACGATCACCCACTCCTCGGTGACGACGGAACTGGCTGCTGGCGACGCCATCACGATCGAAGGCATCGAGGCGGTTCATCACATTACCAAGCAGTCCACGGGCGAACTGAAGACCTTCCGGGTCGTCCAGCGCCTGACCGCGACCACCTCGGTGATCACGCCCCCGATCATCTCGGCCCAGGGCGGCAGCGATGCTGAACTCCAGTATCAGAACTGCGCGGTGACGCCGAACGCGACGGCTGACATCGGCCGTTTGAACAACGCTGCCGCGCCGATCAATTGCTTCTGGCAGAAGGACGCGCTGGAGATCCTGCCGGGCCGCTATGCGGTTCCGACCGATGCGGGTGCCGCAGTGATGCGTGCCAGCACCGACCAGGGTATCGAGCTGGTCATGCAGAAGCAGTACGACATCAACACGATGAAGACCAAGTATCGTCTCGATACGCTGTTCGGCGTCGTGAACAAGCAGCCCGAGATGTCCGGCATCCTGATCTTCGGTCAGACGGCTCCCTCCTGATGACTAGCGGGCCGGGTAACACCGGCCCGTGTCGCAACCACACTTGAGGAATCACATCATGTCCAATTCCATTGTTGCGTCGCAGGGCCTTGCCACCGTGACGCTGACCGCTGGCCAGAGCATCGCTCTGAACAGCCTGACCGAGACGACCGTTTTCGAACAGGTCGGCTTTCCCAACTACCCGTCGCAGAACGATCTGGAAGCGACGTTCACCGGCTACGACGTGCTGGGGCCTTACGCCTCTGGCGCGACGCTGGTGATCGAAGCCGGTGCGGCCCCTGTGGCCTACCAGGTCGGCATTGCCCCTGTGGTCGCTGGCGTGAACTACCAAGCCACGCCTACGTCGCAAGACACGACCGCCACGCTGACCACCGCGAAGGTGATGTCTGGTGTCATCACCAGCACGCACACCGGCGGCGCAACCATCACCCTGACGCTGCCCGATGGCGCGGACATGGACCTAGCTGGGCAGTTCGACGTGGACGAGTACTTCGACTGGGTGATCATCAACAACGCCTCGGTTTCGGGCAACACGGTGACGATTGCCAACGCTGCGTCTGGCAACACCATCAGCGGCCCCACGCTGATCGCCATTAGCGCCAGCGCCCAGTTCCGCACCCGCAAGACTGCGGCCAACACCTTCGTGACCTACCGCCTGGCCTAATTGGGGTCTAGGCAATCAGCGCGGGCGGTGGTCACGAACTGCCGCCCGCGTTTTCACATCAGGAGAACACCATGCCCATGAAGCAAGGCTACGGCAAGAAGACGATGAGCGAGAACATCTCCAAGGAGATGAAAGCCGGCAAGCCGCAGAAGCAGGCGGTGGCGATGGCGATGAGCAACGCCAGGAAGTCCGCCAAGGCCGCTGGAAAGCCCGCCAAGGCGCCGATGAAGCGCGGGTAAGGGGTAGGTAGCGTGAAGGCCAAGCCGGGGCTCTACAGCAACATTGCTGCCAAGCGCAAACGCATCGCCGAGGGCTCCGGCGAAAAGATGCGCAAGCCTGGTGCCAAGGGTGCGCCGACTGCCAAGGCTTTCCGCGAGTCCGCAAAAACGGCCAAGAAGAGGTAACCTGTGGGATACAGCAAGCGCCAGTTCATCGAAGCCGCCTTTGCCGAGATTGGCATGGCGGGCTACGTCTTCGACTTGCAGCCGCAGGATCTGGAGCAGGCCTTGAGACGGCTGGATGCGATGATGGCCGAGTGGAACGCCAAGGGCATCCGCCTGGGATACCCGCTGCCGTCAAGCCCGCAGTTCAGCGATATCACGGCGCAGTCCGAGGTGCCCGACAGCGCCAACGAGGCGATTATCACCAACCTGGGCATCCGGCTTGCTGCCGGGTATGGCAAAGCCATCATGCCGCAGACGATGATGATTGCTAAGCAGGCATACAACACGCTGCTGTCGCGGGCCGCGTTCCCGATCCCGCAGCAACTGCCGGGGACGATGCCTGCAGGCGCTGGCAACAAGCCGTGGCGCGTGTACGACAATCCGTTTATTCGCCCGCCCGTGGATCCTGTGCTTGCAGGCCCGGATGGCATCATCGAGTACAACTGAGGCCGCATCATGCCGCAGATCTACCAACTCCCAGTCGTCAGCCAAGCCTCGCTTGGCGACCAACTGGCGGTCTACACGCCCAACAACGGCGATGCGCGGCGCATGTCGCTGAACACCCTGCTGGCGTTCTTCCAGCAGCAGTTCGCAGCGCCCACGCTGGCCACCAACATCTATGTGCCGACGACGGGCTTCAACATCACAGTGCCGACCCCTGTTAGCAATGACCAGTGGATGCTTTTGCAGCCTGCTGGAACACTGGCAACTGGCACGATCACCCTGCCATTGAACACTGGTGTGCCTGATGGCACTACGGTGCTGATTACTACCACACAAGAAATTACATCGCTGACGATTTCGCTGAATGGCGCATCTGCCATTTTTGGTGCAGTCACAAGTTTGGGCGCAGGGTGTGCGGCTATTTATCGCTTTTACCAGCCCACAAATTCTTGGTACAACATCAATGCAGAGACAGTTTTGGCGGCAGGTATTGCTGCATGGTTGAACACGCCATCGAGTGCCAATCTGCGTGCGGCAATGACGGACGAGACCGGCACAGGCGTCTTGGTGTTCAACAACACCCCGACTTTAATCACACCAATACTTGGCACTCCGACATCAGGCACTCTTACCTCATGCACCGGCTTGCCAGTTACGACAGGCATCAGTGGCCTGGGCGCAAATGTGGCCGCATTCTTGGCAACCCCAAGCAGCGCCAATCTTGCCGCTGCGTTGACCGATGAAACTGGCACAGGCGCAAATGTATTTGCAAACACACCAACGCTGGTGACCCCAATTCTCGGAACTCCAACATCTGGAGCGTTGACAAACTGCACCGGGTTGCCGCTAACGACTGGTGTGACAGGCGCTCTGCCAGTTGCCAATGGCGGCACAGGGGCATCAGCAACGGTTCAGGCATTGAGTGGCCCAGGTGCGGTAGACATCACAAGTCTTGCCACCGCGTTTACTTCAACAGCTACTGGCAACGCATTGACTCTTGCTGATGGCGCACAGGGACAGATTAAGACCGTTATTTATGTTGCAGAGGCGGCTGGTGGAGATACTGGTGTTCTGACACCGACCAACCTGGGCAGCGCAACCACCATCACTTTTAACGCTGTTGGTGATTCTGTGACTCTCCAGTTTGCTGGTACTGACTGGTGGGTTGTTGGGTTCCGTGGTGCGGTAGTTGCGTAATGGCCACCAAGCCCAAATCCTCGGTCAACGCAGCTGGCAACTATACGAAGCCAACGATGCGAAAAGCCTTATTTGAGCGCATCAAGGCAGGGACAAAGGGTGGAGACCCTGGCGAATGGTCAGCTAGAAAGGCGCAAATGTTGGCGGTAGAGTACAAGAAAAAAGGTGGAGGTTATCGTGACTAAAAAGACAAAACACTACTTACCTGATGGAAAAGTTTACACAGGGCCAGTCCATAAGGTGGGAAGCAGGGTTATGACTGGCGCAACGCACACGGCTGCGTTTGGCGACCCGCTGACACTGGCTGCGGAGGATTTCTTCCGCATGCGGTTTGTGCAGGCGACGAACTTCTGGTATCGTATAGCGTAGGACACACAACATGACCACCACCACCGATTCATTTGAGCCAAGCTACGGCAACGGCGTCACCGTTGCGCCTACCAGCACCTCTGCATCTAGCACGCTGGGCGCGGGTTCACTTAATATTGTCGTGACAAACCTGTCTTCGACAATACCCGCATATGTGCGCATTGGTCAAGAATCGCAAACCGCGACCACGGCCGACTACATCGTGTTGCCCTTTACGCAAATATCGCTAAGCAAGGGCAAGTACGAAAACACCGTGGCTTACGTCACCGCATCAGGCACGGGGTCGTTGCACATCATCGCGGGCCGGGGGCTCTGATGCAACCACTGACGCGAAGCAGGCCCAGGCCCAGATTCTTTGGAACGTCTGGGCCTTCGTTCGCGCTGGATTTTGTAAACGGCACGAACGCGCTCGACCCGCGCGTCACGTTTACCCGCGCATCGTCTGCGACGTATTTTGATTCTGCAGGCGTGCTGCAGTCGGCCGCAAACAATGTCCCACGCTTCGACTACAACCCCGCCACGCTGGCTGCACGGGGGCTGTTGATTGAGGAGTCGAGGACGAACCTGCTGACGTATAGCGAGGCGTTTGACAACGCTGCTTGGACGAAGACACGTTCCAGCATTACGGCAAATGCAACCACATCTCCCGATGGGACAGTAAATGCAGACAAACTTGTTGAAGACACTACTGCAAGCGCTAGTCACCCGCTAGTTAGCGGTTCATTTGCCATTACTGTTGGCGCTGCGTATTCTTTTTCTGTAATGGTAAAAGCTGCTGGACGCACGGCAGTAGTTCTGAGACTTAACAACGCGGCAGACTCAATATGGTGTTCATTTAATCTGTCTACAGGCGCAGTAGGAACAACGGTTAATAGTGGAACTGGCAGTGGAGCAACAGGCACAATTTCCAATTTAGGAAACGGATGGTACAGGTGTGTGCTGTCTGGAATTACGAGCACTACAGCGGCTTTTGCTCAAGCAATCGTTTATCCCGCTGTTAGCAC